CAAAAAATAGTTCTTGACAATATGGTAAAAATCAGCGTATAATATCTTTTCTGAAATCGAGGAATATATGGGACAACGATTCTACGAACAACAACTACAAGCACTGGGTGAATGCCCAGGACGACCTAAACTTAAAAACAAAAGGAAACGCAAGATGGCGTGGGATGACGACAAGAAAGCACTAGCAGTAAAAATGTACGAAGATAACGATCCGTGTCCAGTAACTAGTATGGAGATTGTTAAAGGTATAGCAGACGAAATTGACGAGTCACCTAATGGTGTTCGTATGATCTTGACAAAGGCTGGCGTCTACATCAAGAAAACCCCAGCTGCAAAAGCATCCACAGGTACAGCTACAGGAAGCACCCGTGTTTCTAAAGCAGCAGCCCAAGATGCCTTAACAGCAGCTATTACTGATGCAGGACAGACTGTAGATGAAGAGATTATCTCTAAGTTGACAGGTAAAGCAGCTCAGTATTTCACTACTTTAATTTGCGCATGTACTGAATGCAAGTAGTATAAAATATTACCTTACTAGGTTCGCCTAGTGAGGTTTTTTTGCATCTACTATAAATCACCTTTGAGTATGTAATCTAGTAATAAACATTGCTAACTACTACAAAAGGAAACTATAGTGAAAAAGCAAGAACTGGCACAGTTAGTGCACGATTATGGCGACGCTATTATTACCTATAGAAGTGAGCGTTCCAAAAAGTTAAAGTACAATGTTTGTACCTTAGACTTCACTACACCTTATATAAAAGGTAAGAAGAACCGAGCAAAAGAAACAGATGATACTCTTCTATTCTTTTGTTGGGATACAGACTCTTATCGACTATTGCGTCCTGCAAACGTATCAAGTGTAGTACCTCTATCTTCCGTGTTGAAAAACGAAAGGAGACCGTAATGGACTTACACCAGGCTCCAGAAGCCTACTCGCGTGTAATACACTACGACGAAGTAAAGGAAGTACAGGTTAGGCTAACCATTAATACGTTTAGGGGTATAGAGTATTTACATCTGCGTAAGTATTATCTTGACTTTGACGAAGTATGGCAACCAACACCTGAAGGTATAGCAATGCCGTTAGACCTAAGTAACTCAAGAGAACTCTTTATGGGTTTAACCGAGATACTATCCCTAGCTGAGTCTAAGGATACGGTCAAAGAACATTTTTCAGATTTAATTGACGATCTGTACAAATAGTTCTTGACAGCGGAGTTAAAACAGCGTATAATATCTTTTCTTATTTAGGAGAATTATATGCAAGACTTTTTAGATCGAGCGAGTAAGTTATATTATGAAGGTACGCCTCTTCTTTCAGACGAGGAATTTGATCTTCTAGCACATAAGCACAACTATAATACAGTTGGGTATGAGGTTACTGACGCAGTGCCCCATACATTCCAAATGTATTCGTTGCAGAAGTGTTTTGATATTACTAAAGCCCCTCTAGATATAGAGTCATGTGTAATAACCCCTAAGTTAGATGGAGCAGCAGTCTCTTTACTATATGTAGAAGGCCACTTAGAGTTAGCTTTAACTCGCGGTGACGGTATACAAGGTAGAGACATCACTGATAAGATGAAAGAATTAGTACCTAACCGTATTACTTTATTTGGTCTTAGACAGGTTACTGGCGAAGTTGTTGCCCCTAGTAGTATACTTAATTCCCGTAACTATGCTTCGGGTTCACTTGGACTGAAAGACTTGGAAGAGTTTAAAACACGTCCACTTAAGTTCGTAGCATACCATTTAGAACACAGTAATCATATGAGATATGAGGACACCCTTAAATCTCTACAAATTAGTGGTATGAATGTTGTTACTTCTTTCGACTGTACTGACTATCCTACGGATGGCGAGGTCTACCGTCTTAGAAGTAATGAGTTGTACGACGGAATGGGTCATACTTCTAAACATCCACGCGGTGCGTTTGCCCTCAAAGAGCAGAAAGCAGGTGTGGAAACCACTCTCCAGGACGTCATCTGGCAGATAGGTAAGAGTGGAGTAGTAAGTCCTGTAGCAATTCTAGAACCAGTCACTATTGGTGATGCGGTTGTTGCTAGAGCGACACTACACAATATTGAGTACATCCGCGAATTAAATTTGGAGATTGGATGTCGTGTAGAAGTTATACGTTCAGGTGAGATCATACCTCGCGTTGTAAGACGCATAGAATGATTCCTACCTTAATAAAAATACTTCTTGACAAATAGCCCAAAGTTCCGTATAATACTTATTCAAATTCAGAGGATTAGCAATGACCACAATCGAAGCCCCAACAAACTGCCCCTCATGTAGTTCGGTTTTAGAAGAAGTCAACTATCTTTTGTTTTGTAGAAACGCATCATGTGGTACCAAAGTATCAAAGTTACTAGAACACTTTGCAACTACCTTGAAAATCAAAGGATTAGGCCCAGCATCTATCAAGAAGCTAGACTTACAGTCTCTCGAAGAATTGTATGTTCAGACGCTAGAAGATCTATGTGAAGGCTTAGGCTCTGTCAAGTTAGCTGAGAAGCTCTATTTGGAGATACAGCGATCCACTGATGCACCCCTAAACGTGTTACTACCAGCCTTTAGTATTCCGCTTATAGGTAGAACAGCTACAGAGAAATTATCAAAAGTCTGTATAGATATTGAAGAAATAGACTACGATACGTGTCGAGAAGCTGGCCTAGGCGAAAAGTCCACCGCTAGTATGTGTAAGTGGATGGACGAAGAGTTCTATCAACTGAGTATGTTACCGTTTAGTTTCAAGTTTGAGAAACCTCAAACAACAACCCTAACCCACGGAGTTGTTTGCATAAGTGGTAAACTTACTTCTTATAAAAGCAAAGCCGAGGCTCATACGGTTCTTTTAGGACTAGGGTATGCTGTTAAGCCTAGCTTAACGAAGGATGTCACAATCCTGGTAAACGAAAGCGGAATAGAGTCTGCTAAAACTAAGAAAGCCAGAGCTTCTGGCGTTCAAATCATAACTAACCTTTTAGAATTAACTGGAGAATAAAACTATGTCCTTACCAAAATGGACTGAAGAGCGTACTGCTCAATTAACTGAATTTGTCGGTGGCGAAAGCCCCGTTTCTCAAGGCACTGTTGCATCAGCAGCTACTGACCTTGAAACCTCTACTCGATCCATCTCAAGCAAGTTGCGTAAGATGGGCTTTGATGTAGAATTGGCTTCTGCCGGTGCTGTTCGTGCTTTCACTGACGGCCAAGAAGCTACTCTTGCTGCTTTTGTATCTAGCAATAGCGGAGATTACACTTATGCTGAAATTGCAGGTCATTTCGAAGATGGTCACTTTTCTGCTAAGTCAATTCAAGGCAAGATTTTGTCTATGGAACTAACTTCACACGTTAAACCTGCTCCTAAAGTAGAAGCTGTACGCACGTACTCTCCTGCTGAAGAAGTAACTTTTGTATCTATGGTACAAGACGGTGCTTTCGTTGAAGCTATTGCAGCTGAGTTAGGTCGTACTGTGAATTCTATTCGCGGTAAAGCCCTTAGCCTATTACGTTCTGGCGACATCGACGCTATCCCTCGTCAAGAAACTACTAAAGGCGCTTCTAAGGAAGATCCATTGGCTAGTATCGAAGACATCGGTGGAATGACAGTTGACGCAATCGCTGAGTCGATTGGCAAGACTGCTCGTGGTGTCAAAACTATGCTAACTCGTCGTGGCCTTACAGCCGCTGACTATGATGGCGCGGCAAAGAGTGCTAAAGCCTCTAGCTAATCAACTACCTAGTAGTTATCCAAAGCAGGCTCTTCGGGGTCTGCTTTACCTTTAAATCAAATGAATCGGGAGAATTTCATTGAACATTGCTAGTGCTCTTATAAAGCAAGTGTTAACACTACGGGACTTCGAAACCTGGAGCGTTACGCACAAGCATTATTTCCCTAGCGAGTATCACAGTCTTCACAATGTTATTGCGAAGCACTGCGAGGAATTTCATAGATTACCTTCGATTGATGATTTAAAGTTAGAGATTCGGGACTCAAGTACACGGGAAAAGTTATATGCTGTTGAAGCCCTAGAGGTTGATTCAGACCCAGATATGCTTCTCCAGTACTTGAAGAACGAATACACACAAAAAGAGATTCTGGATTCACTAGAAGATTATGTCGAAAACTCCATTTCTTTCGAGAATGCTCAGGAGTCAGTTGACCACCTACATCAGATCGTCTTAGACGTTGAAGATAGGGTAGATCTTGATGATCCGCAGGAAAGTATGCAACGTATTGACCTGTTTGAACCAGAAGAAGACTTAGCTAAATACATCCCCCTCGGACTTAATGCCGAGTACGACTTAGATATTCAATTTTCTCCGAGAGACTTGGTTATGGTAGGTGGTAAAAGAGGTGCAGGTAAGTCTGTTATATGCTCTAACATTGCAAACAATGTTATTGCTATGGGTAAATCGGCTATGTATTTCACTATTGAAATGGATAGTCGAGATATCTTACAAAGATGTTGTGCTATCGCCACAGAAATCCCTTTTTCACGAATGCGTACTAAGAATCTTAGTGTTACTGAGTGGGAGAAGGTTGCTGGGTGGTGGTCAAATCGCTTCACGGCTGGACAAGACCGTTTGAAAGAGTATAAAGAACATCGTGATTTTGATAAGTTTCATGCCGCGCTGAAGACTGGAGAGCTCCTCCCGACTCAACAGTTGGATGTTATATATGAACCTTCTCTTACCCTCGCTAAGATTCGTGCTGAACTGGATAAGAAGGTTCGGCCTCTGAATGTTGGCGTTATCATTGTGGACTATATTAATCAAGTAAAGCGGTCTTCTCTTCCTGGTCGCCAGTATGATTGGACTGAGCAAATAGAAGTAAGTAAAGCCTTGAAATCTATGGCACAAGAGTACGAATGTACAGTAATTACTCCGTATCAAACAGATGCCACTGGTGAAGCACGTTTTGCTAAAGGTATCCTTGACGCGGCAGATGCAGCATATGCACTAGAAACGTGGGACCACGATGATGGGTGCATGACCTTCAACTGTGTAAAGATGCGACGAGCTTCAATGCGATCTTTCACATCAACAGTAGACTGGGAGACGTTAAAGATCGGTCCCGAGACTGCCCTAACACCTCAAGAGAAAGAAGATTCCACCCATAAAACCGGTGAAGATATAAATGATATCTAAAAATAGTTCTTGACAATTTACCTGAATTTTAGTATAATAGTTTTTAATAAATTAAGGAAAGACAATGACAGTAGAAGAGTTACTAAAGCAGAGAGACATTTATTTCATCCCTAAGGGTGCTGACTTTCTAGTAAGCTGTCTAAATCCAGAACATGCTGATAGAAATCCTAGTATGCGGATTGATAATATCACAGGCATATACCAATGCTTTTCCTGTGAGTATAAAGGTAACGTGTTTACGCATTTTGGGGAAAAGGCAAATCAATTACAGCTAAGACGAGAACTACTTAAACGTAAAATTAAAGAGAAGAGGTCTGAAAGTATTGGTTTGTCTTTTCCCAAGAATGTTATGGCATATGTAGGAAACTGGAGAGGTATTAAACCAGAGACGTATAAGAAGTTTGAAGCATTTCAATCGTCAGACTCAGATTTTATAGGACGTATAAACTTTCCTATAAGAGATATATCAGGACGCATAGTAGCGTTCAATGGTCGTCATACTACAGGCGGAACGCCTAAGTATATGATCTCGCCTGCGGGTGCAAAGATGCCTCTATTCCCTATAGTAGTACCGATACAAGGTAAGATTATACTAGTAGAAGGTATATATGATATGCTTAACCTACAGGACAAGGGCTTAACGAATGCAATTTGCACGTTTGGCACAAAGAATATTAATGAAGATAAGTTGCGAATGTTATCTATACAAGGCGTTGATGGTATAGATATATTCTTTGACGGAGATGATGCAGGACAGCACGCATCAGAACGAGTACAAGAGATGTGCGAGCTAATAGGCTTACCACATCGAAACATATGCCTCACCAATAAGGATCCTGGGGCACTACCCTTACAAACAGTTCAAAAACTAAAGAGTAAATTATATGGCTAAGGTAGCCCTCGTAGAGACGAAACCAAGTAGAACAAATTTTAAGAAAGAATTTGATGATGAGTTTAGCTTTGATCAATATCAGCTATGCTCTGACTCCACCATAAAAAAAGTATTAAAACGAGACTGTGACATTGAGATCAATACAGACGACTACGACTGGGTTATTCTAGTAGGTAGTGATGCGTTGAAGTATTTCACGAAGATCAACTCAGTCACAGAATACTCAGGTAAGCTAGTAGAAGAGAAATTTCTACCTATCATTAACCCTGCAATGCTTGCATTCAAACCAGAAGCACAGCGTACATGGGATGATAGTAAGAAATCTATACTAG